ACCACCATCAAGAGCAGGTAGTAATGCTGCTGGCGACGTCACCGAAGAATTGAAAGCAATTAAAAGGGGCACAATACCACCACCATCAAGAGCAGGTAGTAATGCTGCTGGCGATAGTACGGAGGAATTGAAAGCAATTAGAAGGGGCACAATACTACCGCTACCAAGAGGAACGGTTGATCCTAATGCTGGAGAGCATGGCAATCAACCATTGTCGACATATCAACCACTACCAAGAGGAACGGTTGATCCTAATGCTGGGGAACATGGCAATCAACCATTATCAACAAGAATACCGCTACCGCCACCACCTCCGCCGCCGCCAAAGTTGCCACCGCCACCGCCACCTCCGCCATTACCTGCTGTAACACCTGAATCCCCACCGGAGCTTGCTTCTCTTGTAAAGTTGCAGCCAGGAGTGTCAATAGCAGGAATAAGTACAGCTCTTGAACAACGTCTGGGGTTGATGGCGCAAGCATTCCAACAGCAAACAAATCAAAAACTTTTGGTGACATCAGGCATTAGATCAAATGAACAGCAAAAAATATTGTTTGATGCAAAGGTCCAACAGCTTGGAGGAAATGTAAGTGCAGCCAAGAAACTAGTGGCAGAGCCAATGCCGCCACTAGGATCAGGTAAAGGGAGTCCTCACTTACGAGGACTGGCAGTTGATATTAATTCAAAAGGTGCGGGTGGTATCAATGCATTAGCTGGAACAAGAGACAAACCTACCGGTTGGTTAGAAAAGTTTGGTCTCATTAGATCGGTGCCTAATGAAGATTGGCACATCCAATTATCTGGCACACCGCCGGTACCAGATGGGCTTTTGATAGCCAACAAAGATGGTTCTGTAATGGATTTACAAGCAGGCAAAACAAGTCCTGCACCAACTGATCCTGTTACAGGAAAAGCATTAATGGGTGCATCAACAGACGTTGCAGCTTCAAAACTGGTCAACAAACGGCCGACAACAACTGTTATAGTGACCCAAAAGTCAACCCAGAATGTCAATGTGCTGGCCCAACGCCCCGGAGCAGAAAGTGCTCGACGCGTTGGGTGAGGGTAAGATTAGTCGTTAGATGCTAGTTTTTGGAACATAGCAAGATCGTCATCCTCTTGATCATCCCATGGTGCCGCGGCTACTTTGGGCACATACGCAGCAGGTGCTGCTTTTGGTGCCATCGCACGTGGTGGAGGTGCTGACTCCTCATCCCACTGCGAAGAAGAACGAGTGCTAGCCGGCTGTGGTGATCCATCTAGCATCAATACCTTCTGCAGACGTGCTTTGATGTCCTCATATGATTTGAAATTCTTACGTTCAAGGAACGGTTGTATTGGGTATTCCTTTTTCCACACTGCCTCGAGCTCATCGTCATCAGAGAACAATGGGCTGGCAGGCTCAAATTCAGATTTGTCATAATTCTGGTAACCATCAACCTTACGAATTTTTAGTTTGAAATTTGCCCCTGTCCACAGATCAAAAGGATTGGTTGGATTCTCATCTTCAAACTCAGGATTCATCGCTGCATTGATTTTATCAAAAATCTTTTTACCAAATTTGAACAACATCACCTTCCCCTCATTCTCGGGGTGTGCTGGGTCCTTAACAACAAAAATGTTACTAATGAACGAGAGCTTGCGCTTCTGGAGCCGAACCTGTGCTTGATTGTCTTTCGAGCCTGTATTCCACAGCGCGCTGTTGTGTTCGCACACGGGGCATTTTTCTCCAACAGAAGTTAAGCACCCATCAATTAACCAACCACCTTCACCCTTGAAAGCATGGTCAAACAAACGAACAAAAGGAACATCTTCACCGCTAGGTGCAGGAAGAAAGCGAATGACAGCGTAACCGTTGCCAGATTTGTCGACTTCGGGACGCCACATACGGTTGTCGTCTTGTGGTTTAGAGGTCTGGGGAGTTGCTAACTTTGTAAGCTCATCGTTGAGTTTTGAAAGGGAAGCGGTGCTGCTTTTTTTAAGCGAAGAGAAGTCAGAAGACATAGTATTTCCTTGTATAAATTGTATTTGAGTATTTTCGTATCCACAGTATCATAACGACACTCTATTTATCTTACACTATAATGTTGAATTTGTCAACAGCAATTTGTTTTAATTTTTGCTGATCGTACTCTAGAAAAGGGTGGTATTTTTTACACTTCAATCGGATCTCGGGCCAGATAATATTCTCAACAATATCGCGATTCCAGGAAGGGACAAAATGCAAAATATCATTAAGGATAATAAACGTTTCGAGGTGTATTTCCTTACGCATTAACAGCTTCAAAGCATGCGGATGTTGCCCATCAACAGAAACAAAACTGCTTAGCAAATCATCATTGAACAAATCCAAATCATGCGTGAAGATGTATGTCAAAGATTGACGAACTTTTTGCCACTCTGTGTACATCTGTTCGCTCTCTTCATTACGAACAAGATCACCAATCCATAAATCTTTTTTACCATAAACGAATATAGAAACAAGGAAATTTGTGAGGTCTTTATGCTTTGAAAGTTTGTGAAAGAAGAATTTATCTTTACGTGTTTCGAACATATCTCTGCTGGCCTTTACTTTCCCATTATATTTAAAAAAATCATAGGTTTTTAATGTAAAATGGCTTTTCAGCGCAAGATAATGACGATACGTTTCGAAGGCATCCATTTTTAGTGTTAGCATTTATATTGGCAACTTAGTTGTTTTGGGGAAGTAATTCAATGCCTCTGCTTCGTCTTGCACGCGCGCCTTCATTTTGGCACTTGATTTAATAAGGCTGCCTGCTACTTCGACTTCCATCCCAGTTTGCTCACAATATATCAAAACCGCCTCCATAAAATCGACTCGTTTCTCAAATGCTACTTGATCAACAGCGCGCTGAAAATCCTTCAATGTTTTTACTGGTGTAAATTCTATCAATTGATACCTTTCAATGTGTATTGGATACTATTATACAGCACCCTTGTTGGTTTATCAACCCATATATAGAAACACGCATAAAAGAAGCAATGAAAAATGAAATGCACTGATTATAGTAAATTTGTTGTTGAATGCACGACAAATTACACCCCTCAATTTATTGAATATGTTGTAGATCTTTGCCGCGACTACGGAATACACGGCAAGCAGAAAGCTGAAAACTACACCCCCGACAGGATCCGCTCTAACTTCAATCAAGACAGGTTCAAATACGGTTTTTATATTGTAAAATACGAAGGAAATATTGTTGCTTCGTTTGGCGTCGATCAATTAGAACGATGGGCTGTTATAACAAGATATTTGAGACACACAAAATCTAATATTCTCGAGTCGTGGTTTTTCTTTGGTGTGTGCTATCCGTTTGTTATTGAACATTTACAAAATCAAATTGATGGTGTTTGTTGGACTCGAAATATGGGGATGCAAGATTTCACAGGGATTATGATAAGACGTTTTCCAAATAAGCAAAAACAAAATTACCTCTTTGAACGTGCAGCAAATTACATAAACAAAATACAAAAAGTGCCTGGAACAGTGTTGTACAGGGGAGTAGAGCAATATGCACATTTTATCCCTTTAAATCAGAGTGTGCCACCCTTCAAACAAATCAATTAGCTTTTTTCGTCAACATTAAACTCTCCACAAGTGGTTGCGCATCTAAGTCTACCGCTATGAAGAAAGTATAAACATCATTGGCCAAAGCAATGGCGTCATGGAGTTTCATCGTGTTAATTAAATACAGCCTTCCAGGTTCAAACCCCTTGACAACAATGTCTTGATATCTCAACACATACTTGCTGTCGTCGACATTGACTCCCCACAATCTTAGACAGTTAATATTTGAAGGAACCCCATCTACATGCGGCACAAATCTTCCGCCTTTGTGCCAAAGAAGTAGGGTTGTTCTTATTAAATGCTTTTGTAATTGCCGAATTGGTGCAAGAGAGGGCAGCTCCAGAACAACAGTTTGCTTTTTAAAATCATTATCGTTATACTTTTGATTTGGGTAGTATCTTGCCCAGGTATCCAAAGGCCAGCATGCTGGATCGACTTCATCGTCTATATTGCCTGTTAAATTGCAAAGTGAAATGCCAAAACGAGGATATTCTGTATGGGTTACTCCCCATCTTCTAAATTTTGGAACATATTGCAAGATTTCTTTGTTGAATGACTTGACATTAATTTTCAAATCTAATGGCGTTATCAAATTGGGATGCAACTTATTATATTGCTCAATTGTTATTCTGTTCATCTTTAAATTCCTCAGGTATCATTTGCAAAACTTTCTCATACGAATGATCTAATATTGAAAGTTTTAACATCACTCGCTCCTCAGATCCATTAATCACTCTGTGTTGCCTTCTTGTATTCAAAAGAGCCTGTGTGTAAAAATAATCAACACCCTCTATTTGAATAGGTGCTGGATTATATGACAATACAAAATTAAAACTACATTGAGTATTTACATCCACATGCAACGGAAGAGCTACATACGGCTTCATATAATAAAACCTAGGCTTTGCTATTTTCTCAACACCTATGCTTTTCATAAGGGAGTATATGCAGTCAGAAGAAATTCTTGAAATGTTCCACCCAGCAACCCATTCTACTTGTGCGCCATTAACATCAATCATGAAGGGTTTATTATTAACACGGGATTGATTTGCCTCTAAAAGCAACTGCTGCCTATTTATTGGATATTTTGTTTTTGTAATAGGCAACATACTGGCTTTTGTTAATATTGCAAGATGTGTTTCAACCTGTCTGCTGCATAACTTGCTGCAAACGCTTTTGGTTTGACCAATGGCGTTACGTTGCACACACCTTTAATATAACCAATTGCTTGTTGAAGCACGACACTACTGTTGTGC